AAACAGGTGTAACTACTTCACAAGATATGGTTGCTACGTTATACTATGGAAAACATATTCTAGGTGTAGAAGTATTTGTGATAGATAGTTTAATGAAGCTGAATGATATTTCTGAAGAGTCACTAGACGCACAAAAAAGGTTTGTTAATACTTTGGCAGTAGTGTGTCGTGATTTACAGATACACATATTTTTGGTTGCACATACACGCAAGATGAAAGATGAAACTGATATACCTGATGCAACAGATTTAATGGGTTCAAGTCACCTGCGCAATTTATGTGACTCACTAATCCTATGCTGGCGCAACCGCAGCAAAGAAAAATTAATAGAAGCAGGAAACACATCTGAAGCTGAATTAAAGATTATTCCAGATGCAAAGGTCTTTGTTCAGAAGCAGCGTAATGCACAATGGGAAGGTTCATTTAACTTTTGGTTTGACCAAAAAGGTTTACGATATAACGAGAGTCCACCAAGATGAGTGATGATAATTCAGCTAATAAGTTTATAAAAATTATGCAAAAGGGATTTCCTGGTGCTGTATACAGGGCTGTTATGAATGATGGAAAAGCATTTAAATCTAAAGGATATGAGCATGTTAAAATGGAGTTTGAATCAACAAAATCTAAACGCCTTCGTAGAGAAACTGAAAGCTCTTGATTGGACTAAACGCTGGCGTGTAACAGTTGTAGAATTTAAAGAAAACAGAAGCCATGAGCAAAATTTACGTTTGTGGGAATTGTATACAAGCATAGGTAATCATTTAGGTATTGAAAAAGATAAGATACACGAACTTATGGGCTTTAAATTTTTGAGATACCAAACTGAAATAGCAGGTATGCCTGTAGAACTTATAAAGTCAACAACTAAACTAACCACAAGTGAGATGACAGAATACCAACAACAGATAGAAGTATGGGGTCAGACTATGGGTTGGGGTTGGGATTATTAGTGGATGAAGATTTAGGTAATGTAAGACTAGCCACATTAGAAGACTTGCCTTATGTTATTAGTTTAAGTAAAAAAGAAAGTAGCTCATTAGGTTTCATTCCTAAAATGGCTTATGAAGCTGCAATAACAGGAATTAAAACTGGCGACAGATGGAGCAATGTTTGTAACGATAAATTGTTTATAATAGAATGTAATAAAGATTTGGTTGGGTTTGCTTTATGTAGTTTTGGATTACCACATGCAAATATGAGAATAGGTCGCATAGCTCAAATATGTATCCAAACAGATGCAAGAAAATTATTAAGAGGTAAATTATTGCTTGACCATGTTATTAATTATGGTGAAACAAAATTTACTTTTAGATGGCAATGTGGTTGTGCAGATGATTTAGAAAGTAATGTTTTTTGGAAGGCAATGGGTTGGGTTCATATTGCAGAACGACAAGGTATATCACATAAAAATACCTGGAAACAAACAAGCAAAAGGAAAGTTAATGTTTATAGATTTGATAAAATGGATTTTTTACTTATATGAACTATAGAAATAAAAAACTATTAGAGATTGTTAGAGAAGCTCCATGTATGATGTGTTCAATGGAAGATGGAACAGTTTGTGCAGCTCATAGTAATCAATTAAGAGATGGCAAGGGAACTGGTATAAAGGCTCACGATTTTAGAATTGCAGCATTATGCCACCAATGCCACCACATGATAGATAATGACAAGATGTTAGATAAATATGATAGAATAGCAGCATGGGAAGAAGCACATAGAAAAACTATAGGCTGGTTATTTACTAACGGATATTTGGAGGTAAAGTAATGGGTAAAGGTTCTGGAAGAAGACCATTGTTAATTTCTGAACAAGAAGCACAAGACAACTGGGACAAGATATTTAAAAAGAAAAAGAATAGTGATGACGTATCACCACATGCTTATGAATACGAACTTAATAAGTCCACCGGTGATGTAGAGAAAAGATTTAAAGACGGAACATCTAAACCTAATAACGAGCAGTTTAATAATGTCAAATAAAGATTGGACTGGAAATAGTGTTGCGTATTCTAAAACATTGGGAGCAAGCAGTCACGCTAACCATGAAAGAGAAGCAAATGATTATTATGCTACAGAACCTAAAGCTGTTAGATTGTTTCTTGAGATTGAAAAATTTGAAGGCAAGATTTGGGAGTGTGCTTGTGGTGAAGGTAGTTTATCCAATGAAATGAAATCACTTGGGTATGATGTTTACAGTTCTGATTTAGTTGATAGATGTTATGGTGAAGTAAAAGACTTTCTTTCTATAGAAAATAATCAACAAATAGATATGAATATTATTACTAACCCACCATACAAATATGCTAACGATTTTATTGTAAGGTCTTTATCTATTATGCAACATGGTAAAAAGTTAGCATTATTTTTACCCATAAGATATTTAGAAGGCAAAGCTCGAAAAAAAATATTTAAAGAAAATCCACCTAAAATTATTTATGTAAGCAGCAGTAGATTAATATGTGCAATTAATGGTGAATTCCATAAACAAAAAGGTTCAGCAGTTTCTTATGCTTGGTTTGTATGGGAAAAAGGCTATCAAGGTTCAACAACTATAGATTGGTTTAATTAATGGCAACAAGCCCAACGCAATTATCGTTAAAAAAACTTCGTGATGAGGGATACCTAGTTGATGTTGTAGAGAGATGGATACCAGGTGCGAATATTAGAAAAGACCTCTATGGCTTTGGAGACCTTTTATGTATAAAAGGAAAAGAAACTTTAGTTGTCCAGACCACAACTGCAAGTAACATGGCTGCACGCTGCCGAAAGATAGCTGACCATGAAAACGTAGGACATGTTCGTGAAGCTGGTTGGACTATTCATGTACATGGTTGGCATCAAGACGATAAGAAAAAATGGCATTGTAAAATTAAGGATGTATCGTGAATACTAGAGATAAAATACTAGCCTACCTTACAGAGCCTAAAGCTATAAAAGATATAGCAGCACATGTAGATGGCAATTACAATACTATTAAAAATTTGCTTGTCACCATGAAGATGGAAGGACATATACACGCATTTAAAGATAAAGATAATAGACTTATGCACTATTACATTCCACAACCACATCCACTACAAGCTATATTTGGACACACAGCAAACTTTACAGAAGACCAAATAAAAGGTGTTATTAGTCATAATGCAGATGACGCTAAACATAACCTTCAACAAAGAACTACACAAGAAACATTTGGACAAAGCGTAGCTTATACGCTAACACAATATGATTAGTATGGAACGCTTATTGTCCATCCTCGAGGATTGGAGCTTATGGATGAAACATGATACCCATAAACTAGGATACCCCTCTAAAAGCATAGGCATGTCATCAGGAGGTGAGTCAACTTCAGAAGTATTCGAAGAAATGTGCTCTGCTCAAGACATGTCTAATATTAGAACTATACACGCTATCATACATAGCTTAGAACAAGGACAACAAGACGCTATATATGCTAAATACTTAGGTGCTAAACCACCATTAGCTTTTTTCTGGCAATTGGACATGGCATACGATAACTTGCTGACAATAGCAGAAAGACGAATAAACGCATAATGTTGTTGAACAGAAATACTGTTTCGTGCTATAATAGCGCCTATATGGGCAACTCCTGCCTACTAATAACGTAATCCCACAAAAGCCTGACCATACTCTCTCCTTGGTTGGGCTTTTTCTTTTTATGAAACTATCTATTTGCGAACAATGCGGTGAACCTTTTGACTTCACCGAGTATAGCCTGTGTAATGATTGCAGATATGACCACAGATTTATTAAGCTAAGGAAACCAGATGAAAGCAATGATGAAGGGCAAGAAAGTAAAAAAAGTAATGAATGAGTTTAAATTGGGGACTTTAAACATAGGTAAGTCATCTAAAAAAGTTCGAGACCCTGAGCAAGCGATTGCAATTGGTCTTGCTATGGAAAACAAAAAGAAAAGGAAATAATTATGCCAATGGTCGGAAAAATGAAGTTTGCTTACACAGAAAAAGGTAAGAAAGAAGCTAAATCATACGCAAAGAAAACAGGCAGCAAAATGGCTGCTAAACCTATGAAAAAGGCAGCTAAACGTGGCAAGTAAACCAGGCTTGTACAGTAATATTGCAAATAAACGTGCAAGAATCAAGGCAGGCTCAGGTGAGAAGATGCGTAAGGTAGGTTCTAAAGGTGCTCCTACTGCTATGGCATTTAAACAATCAGCAAAGACAGCTAAGAAAAAGAAATGAGTGCAGCTTGGCAAAAGAAAGCAGGTAAGAACCCTAAAGGCGGTTTAAACGCTAAGGGTCGTGCCTCTTACAACAAAGAAACAGGTGGAAATTTAAAAGCACCAGTAAAGTCAGGTGATAATCCTAGACGTGCATCATTCTTAGCTCGTATGGGTAATATGCCAGGACCAGAACGCAAACCTAACGGTGAGCCAACAAGATTATTACTATCCCTAAAAGCATGGGGAGCATCTAGTAAAGCAGATGCAAAAGCAAAGGCAAAGAATATTAGCTCACGCAACAAAAAGAAGTAATGGTAAAACTAGATATATATGTAGGATATGATGGCAAGGTAGAACCAATTGCTTATCATAACTTTTGCCAGTCAGTTATAGAAAAGTCATCTATACCGGTAAGTTTTACACCATTAGCACTAAACACTTTAAAAGACTACAAAGAAACACATACAGACGGTAGTAACGCATTTATCTACTCACGCTTTTTAGTGCCATATCTAAATAACTTTAAAGGTATCGCATTATTCGTAGATGGCGATATGATATGCAGAACAGATATAGCAGAGATACTAGCTAACTTTGATAATGACGAAGCAGTCAAAGTCGTTAAGCACAGTTATAAAACAAAGCATCCAGTTAAGTATCTAGGTGCAAAGAACGAAGACTATCCTAAAAAGAACTGGTCAAGCGTTATGTTATGGAACTGCTCACATTGGCTAAACAAACAATTAACACCTAAGTTTGTGCAAGAACAAACAGGTAAATACCTGCACAGATTTGAATGGCTCAAATATCCTGAAGAACAAGTAGGTAAGCTAGACGAGACATGGAACTGGTTAGAAACAGAATACGAATACAATCCAGATGCCAAATTAGTGCATCACACACTTGGAACTTGCTGTTTCAAGGATTATCAAAACACAGATTATAGTGATGAATGGTGGAGTACGTATCATAGAATGATATACCCACTTACAGGAAACGGAAAAGAAAGTAAGTTGTAACAGATAAGGCGAAAAGGGTCGCTCCCCTTCCATGCTAATTCATGGATAGCCTTTTAATTAACCTAATTAGGGGTAAATATGAATAGATACTACACATACTTGCACTATGGTAAAGACAATAAACCAATATACGTAGGTAAGGGTACAAGTGACCGTGCTTACGCTAAAAGAGATTATGGTGAGCCATATACAGTTAAGATAGTTCATGATAATATATCAGAAGCACAGGCATTAGAGTTTGAAGAGTTTTTAATACAAGAAATAGGTATTAATAACCTATATAACAAACTCAAAAAAGGTGGTAAAAGCGGTAAGCAGTTTATAGTTAATTACTATAATCTACCAAGACAGATTAAGATTATGTCTAAACGCTCCCCTAAGGATATAAGAAAGTTCTTAGAAATAGTTATAGATGATGCCTGTAAGGGTAATGACATTGCTATGAGTTATATAATCAAAAAATTACCAAGAGACATTTTATTTAAAATCAAAGAGTTAGTTAAAGAGAACTCTGTTAAAAAATACGCAATTTAAGGAGTAATGACCCATTTATGGAGTTACTATATCATGGAAAAAGAAGAACAATTAGCATTAGCTAGAGAAAAAGCTGCTGAAGCTAACAAAGGCAATACCAATTCTAGTAAAGAAAAAAGAATTTGGGGTAACATTATCCGCAAACTAGCAGTACAAGAAGACTATAGAAGACTTCATGCTATTGCAGAGAAACTATACGAGAAAGCTGCTGAAGGCGATTTAGGTGCAGCAAAAGAGATTGGCGATAGATTAGACGGTAAGTCAGTAGCAACCCAAGAATTAACAGGACCAGATGGTTCAGATTTACCTAGTGGAATAGGAATACTCTTTGTCAAGCCAGACGATAGCCAAGTTTCCGGATAAGCTAGACTTCTTATTTGAGCCACACCGTTACAAAGTAGCATACGGTGGTAGAGGTTCAGGTAAGTCATGGTCTATGGCAAGGGCATTGCTTATAAAAGCAGC